TCTTCTCTTCGTTTTGCTCGATTGTTCGTTTTAGTCCGTCAATGACTGTCTTCTTGTCATACTTCAACTAAACACCTCATTCAAATCTTTCACGATTTCATTGTGGTTGAATGGTTCATCAGCGATTCTGTCTAAACCTTCTTTATCTGTTCTTCTCAAAAAGATCGACATTCCACAAAATCTACATCTAATCGATTTGGAACCTTCCCTAGCGTGCCTTTTATAGCATTCTCCACAAAACGGGCATTGTACTTCTACCTTTAATTGATTATTCATTTTTTCTCCATTTTTTACAAAACAAATTTAATGCAACCGTGCAACCGATAGAAAACAAAATTTAAAAAGTAAAATCTTAAAATCCTTATTTAATAGGCTTTCTCTTTATATACTATTATTAAATATACTTTTTATAAAATATCGGTTGTATCGGTTGCGTTATATAAAAATACTTAATAAAAACCAGTAATACCAAGGGTTTAGGGGTGCAACCGTTCTTTCGATTTATCGGATACATATCGGATACATGCAACCGTTCTTTTTTAAAAGTGTATCCGATGCAACCGATAGAAATCAGAAATGCATCCGATCTACTTTTGTATAATTCTCTTAAAACCTTTTGTATTTTTTCCACCAATCCTAAACTGACCTTTTTCCCATTCAGGGTGATTATCCATGATCATATTGATTTTTGTTGACAGTTTTTTGTCGTTTGAACTTTTAAAAAATAGGTTGTACATCATCTCTCGAGTTGAAACTTTTTCGAGTTTATGAGAACCTGGTTCAAATCCCTTATCATTTCCAAAATACTTAAACGTGTATTGATGCTGATCCTGGATAGACCAATTATGCCAATTTTTAGGCACGGGCATATCTAAGTATTCAAGGATTTGTAATTCAACTTCATCACGATACATGAATCGTTCACGATACTTATTAAGTTCATTCTCAGTTTCTTCATCAAACATCAAAGGAATGCCTGTTTTATATAAATGAACTGCCTCACCCCAAATCTGCTCAATTGTTTCAGGTTCAATTTCCATAGGGTGTTTCTTCTGCTTACTGGCATCAGCCATGACCGATAAGAACCGTCGTTCCCCTGTTTTGTCCTTGAGGTATTCTTTTTGGTTCGTTGTTCTTGCCAATATAAAGTTCTTAGCAAATTCTTCCGTACGTTTCATGTAGGGCTTCCTAAATCTCAAGCTTGTTTTTGAGATGAAGGCTTTTGTTTCAGCAAACGACATCCGATTGCTCGCAACCATTTCATCGTCATTGACAATCAATGATTTAAGCATGATGTCATAATTGTCTTTGTTCGCAAAATCAGTCACGGCATCGGTATACCAATCACCACCCAGCTTTTGGAGAAGAGAAGTTTTTCCGACGCCTTGACCACCTACTAAGTCAAGTACATAATCAAATTTAACGTAAGGTTCATAGACCTTAGCGACTGCACCAACTAGCCACATTTGGGCGATTTTTGAAATCAAGGGGTTATCTTCAGCACCGAGATAGACTTGTAGCATTTGCTTGATCCTTTCACGACCATCCCAATTGCTTTCTGCTCGTTCCATATATTCCATAACAGGGTTGTATTGTCTTTCAGAGAAGAACGTTTCCATACCGTCTGTCATGGCTTGGTTGGTATATGTGACACCTAAAACACTTTCAAAATAAACTTTTACAACCGAGTCAAAATTTGAAGGTAATTCCCCTTTTTTAAACAAGGTATTACCAATTTTAATATCTTGAACGATTTCGTGTTCTTGAGAAAATTCATTGTGTTTTAAATAAATGCTTAGTTGATCATCAGCCTTGAAAGAAAGTAAGACGTTACTTGGACTGTTAGCTTTAATGGCATTACCGCTCATTATCATTGTATCTTGTGAATTAATGCTTACAACATTACCAATTGCTCTCACCTCCTATCTTTCTTAATCATACTTTCAATCGTTCGTATCATTTCTTTGTCAGGCAATGGATTTGGACTGTTTGCATTCGCTAATCTAGCCAACTGAACAACAACTTCATCATCAACCGCTCTAAACAAGAGACCACCGACGAATTTGGCTAGTTTGTCATTTCGTCCGCCCTCATCACCAAAACCAAGGGCTATGGTTTCAAAGAGGTCGGTTGTCTGTGTCCGCTCTCTGGTTTGAGAGCGCCTTGCTAAATCCCTTAGACCGTCTTTGCCATCGTATCTATATCCGTGAGTTTTACCATACTGCTTTTTAATGGCTCGGATTAAATCACGGGAAGGGGTAACGATTGTCCCACCTTTCGCTGATTTTTCTAAATCCCACTCATACTGGCCGTTCTCTGTTGCTGAAGGTGCTACTATGATATAGTTATTCTCGTGTGCTTTGATATCAACACCAGGCAAGAATTTAATCATCTGAGTAATTGGTTCATCATCTCTTTTAAAATATAATAGATGCTTACCACCACTAGCTGTTTTTGCTTGTAGAGTTGGTTCAATTAAATTTAAATGTTCCCATTTTTTTAACGACTCAAAGCCATCCTCTTTTCCATGCTTGTCGATATCAATGACGAAGAAGTTAGTTGTCCTTAAAGCGATATTAGCATTCGGATATCCATCCCAAAATCGTTCGATTTCACTTGCAGTCAAGGCTGGTTTATCAGCAAATTCGATTAAAGGCATCTTATTTTTAGGATTGATTGGAATGACTGAGAATCCTAATCCTTGATATTTTAGAGCATACTCTTTCATACTAGCCATTCCGTGTTCCTCCTAATTTTTATTCTTTAGAATGGTAAACCATCATCCTCAATTTCTTCTACATTTACAGGTTGCATGGTATCTTCTTCAAGGTCATAGCTACGGAACTCACGACCATCTTTACCTTTAGTTACAGTGATGACTAAGTTGTAGTAAGAACCAACTGCCTTACGTTGCAAAGCTTCTTCCATGCTTTTTCCGTCTACAAAATCATCAGTCATAACCTGGTCACCGCTTAATACAATTGTTTTTTGGAAGAATTTAATAGTACGTTGTACTGCCCATTCAAGACTTTTACCTTTCCACTCTGTCAAAGTCCCGAATGTAGCAAATTCAGAACGCCCGATGTGGTCTCCACCTCGAATTTCGAATTGATAGCCCAAACTTTCCCATTTGCTATCTGCTACGTTGAAGGTTGCTTTCTTCAACACTACTGGGTAAGTTCCTGCAGGAATAGGACCAGGTCCGTTTGCACTATCCTTACGTGGGTCAAACCCTTCTTTTTTGATTGATTTTGCGATATCTAATAAACTCATTTGTTTTCTCCTTTAATTATTAAAATAATTCTTTAACTGCTGCATCTTCGTTCTTCTCTACTTTGGCAGTCGGTTCAATTTTTGGTGCTTCTGTTTTCTTGACTCGTGCAGGTTCAACTGCACCACGGATGGTTGTCAAGATTTTTAAAATCTCTTTATCATCAACTTGGTCTGCATAGTAAGTCTTACGCTTGCGGTCAACTTCACGATTATAATTACTTCCAATCTTTTCGGTATGGACCATTAAATCCGAATTCCCATTGATAAGATTCACATACTTATCTTTTAAGCTAGGTTTATCTTTTGTTGCATTTCCATTGTCATCATATTCTGAAATCTGACGACTGATATAAATCACGTTCATCGGCAAGGCTTTTAAGTCAATGACTAATTCAGTAACTGCTTGATTAAAGAAATCATATCCTTTTCCATATGGAATTTCTGACAAGGATTTCAAGCGAGGCTTTCCAGTTGGCGTCAATTCGTCACAGACCGCAATCTTGATCATTTCAATCACATCATCGATAACATCGATTACGACCGTTTCGTACGAATGTTTTTGAGTTTGAAGAGCCAGTAGGATTTCTCCTAATTGCTTAATTACTGAATTGGTAATGCGCCCAGATTGGTCTTTCTCGTTTACAAGTTGAACACTAGGTACGCTATTGGCTTCTGCATTCCCGTCCGTATTTAATACAATGGGATTCGGAAATTCATTAGCTAGGTAAGACTTCCCACTCATGGTTTCGCCATAAATGAAATAGTTTCGAGGTGTGTCTCGTGGGATTCGAGGTTTGTTTTCTGGTAGTTTAAACAAATTCATACTCCTTTAAAATAAAATTCAATTACATTTACATCGTGCTGCTGACGACTTCCTGTTATCCGCCAGAGCAATTGCCGATAGTCGTCATACTCTCCAGAATCTTCTTCAATAGGATCTAGAACAACAATAGTTTGGTATTTGTGTTGCAGGCCATCAACACCTACACCTAATACTTGACTGGTAGCGACAACCACTTTATTATCAAGTCCTTCTTGAATATCGCCTGTCCAAATTCCAACTTCTGGATGGCGCTCACGAATAACATTCACAATCTGCTTAGACTTGCTGACAATCAACATATCATGTGGCGCTCGTTCAATCAGTCCATCTAATTTCAATAGTAGAGGTGTATCAGCGTTGACCGGCTTTAGTTTTGGAAAATCAACCACAACACCCGTTTGATTTAAGTAGCGTTCAAAAGTCAACCGTCCAAAGGACTGCTTGGCCATTGCCGTATCATTTCCAACTGTTACTAGATTTAACTTTCTAAATTCAGAAAGTTTCTCAGGATTACCTGGCTCAATTGTCACGGGATAAAACTTTGTTTCAAATCCGTTATTTTCAACTGCATTTTCGATTTCTTCAATTTCTTCCCAGCGGAAGAAGTTCGGCAAGTTCGAGATATAACTTTCATAACTCCTGAAATCTTCCCACTTCTCTTTTGAATAACTAAATGGATCATATACCATTTTTCCATGAGTCTTTTGCCAATCAAATTTATTGTTTGGGGTTGCCCAACCAAACACTGTCTTTTCAAGCGGATAGAAATTTTGTCCTTTTTTTCGGATTGGAGTCGCTGAAAGACCTATCGTGTATTTCCGCTTTATTTTGCGATATAAGGCCACTTGCTTATCACTCGACATATTCTGCCACTCATCTATTACCAGTACGTCGCAGGCTAATTTCTGCCCCTTTTTGACCTGATTTTGAAGGTATCTATCTGTTTGAATAATAACTTCAATATCTTCATCAAAATTCATAAACTTGACTGCATCTATCCAACCATTCAGAATAGCTAGTCGATTGTTTGTGATGATGATTTTTTTAGCTTTCTTATGCTTTGCGATAGCAAGCGCACAGATAGTTTTGCCTCTGCCTCCTAAAGCTTCAAGAAAAATTCCGTTTGATAAATGTTCACTTCTCTTTACTGCTTCAGCTTGCCACTTTCTTAGCCTTATCGTGATACTCGCTCACCACCTTTCCTATATCCTGAATTACTTCTTCAACATCATTCCTCATAGCCCAAAATAGACCTAGTCTTGCAGCTGCTCGAATGTCTTGATGATGGCTTTTCTCAAACTTCCAAAGACCTAAGATTTTTAAAAGATCGTCTGGAATATCTAACTTATAGCCTGCGTTGAATTGAAGAATAGCCTCCGGATAACAAAGCTGGATATAAGCGATGGTTTCCGCCACACTGTTGTCCTTTGACTTATCGTTGTCTCTTGCTCTAAATTCTTCAACAATCACTACATCGAACTCAAGGCTAGTTCCGATTTCATGGAACCAATCAGCGAAACCTCTCATACCATAAGACACTGCCCAGCTATCGACTAATCTCGCATTATCCAACAAGACAACCCCTGTTGTACTAGTTTCAATTTTGTTGCTTGATGGATCAATTGCTAAAATTTTCATCAGACACCAACTTTCTCCGTCAGCACACCTGGATAAAGGGCTGTGTTAAACCAATTTTGTTTATTTACCTTTGCAAAGGCAAATAGCGATTTAACTTCTTTTGCTTGCTTCTCAAATTTTCTAATATCTTCCTCCGATTCAAAGATAGGTTTTTCCTTGTATTTAGCAACTGTGACCAGCTTGTACTCTGGAGTGAATACTGGCTTTTCATTTCCTTGATCAAGATTTGTTTCGTCTACTTTTACAAAACGAATCGCAACATCAAATAGAAAATCTTCAGTAACAAGTA